CAGAAGCGCAAGCAGGCTAATAGACATGTACACATTTGGGAGGCTTGAAGGAGTGGAGGATGTCCCGCTAAATGTAAAATTTTGTTGCTGTGAATTGGCTGAATTAATATGTGAAAATGAATCACAGTCAAGGGATACAGGAAATAAGACATCTGAACGAATAGGATCCTACTCTGTCGGCTTTTCAAGTAAAGCAGATAGAGAAGAGTCTTTCAAGTCTAAACAGTACGATATTGTAATTAAATGGCTAGGCAATACAGGTCTTTGTTATAGGGGGCTGTAAGATGTTTACTAATTCAAATATCACATTGTACTTATGTACTAAAGAGGGAAAGTTTGAGAAGTTCACAAGGCGAGTAGTAAAAAATGTGTACTGGGAAGATGTAGAACACTCTACATTCATTAAAACAGGGCAAAGGGGCAGTTGTACAGCATTAGTTATGATACCCCTTAGCAGTCTTAAAGGAGCTATTAACTTTACAAAGGGCAAGGATTTAATAGTTAAAGGTGTTATTGATTTTGAGTTTGATAACACCTCTCAGGCAACTATTGCAGAAGGCATAGCAAAGCTAAAGACAAACCACAAGGCCTTAACCCTAGTGTCAGTAGATGAAAGATTGTACGGCAGTAAGTCGGTTCAGCACTATGAATTAACAGGAAAGTAGGTATTTATGTTTGATGGAAGTTTAGATATAAAGCCAACAGATGCAATAATGCGTGATAAGGGCTTAGGACTAAAGAATACTGTGCAGTCTTTCGTTGATACTGAAACTATGCGTTATATGGGCGATTACATGCCAAGAAGACAAAGCGGAGAGCTTGAGCACATGATGGCTATGGCTACAGTGGTAGGCAGTGGACAGATAGATATACCCGGACCGTATGCACATTATCTGCATGAAGGTATTGTGTATGTGGATCCTGTATTTAAAACAGCAGGTTTTAAGATAAAAGCAGGTCCATACGCAGGCGAATGGAGATCAAGGAAGGGAGTAACTAAGGTTATGTCAAGCCCTGTAAGGGAACTACAGTTCTTCGGAGCACCTATGCGTGGTAAGAAGTTCTTTGACAGAATGAAGGCTGACCACAAGGAAGATATACTCAAGGCCACACAGGCATTGATAGACAGGGGCAGTATATGACGATCATAGACTTTATGAGGGAGAAGCTTACGGCTTACCCTAAGATATCGGAATTCCTTGTGGGCGATGATGTGCATATTGACTTTACAGAGCCACAGCCGACGAATTACGGTCTATCAAGCACAGGTGACAGCCTTGTAAAAGAAGATATACAGGGTACACAGATACGAAAACATAATTTTGTGTTGTATGCTATTGGTCAGTCTTATACAGATTACAACCGATTGGCCAATAGTAATTTTTTATACGAATTATCGTACTGGCTAGAGCATTTACCTGAGGAGCTTGTAACCTTTGAAGTTGAGGGCGAGGAAAAGCAAGGAATATTTTTAAAAGCTACAACTGCTAATGCGATGAGCATGGGCTTAGTTGGGGAAACTATAAATGATGGCGTAATGTATCAATTACAAATTTACGCCGAGTATAAATTAGAAAGCGAGGAATAAACATGGCAGTAACAGGAAAAATTAAGCGTAAGTTCATGGCGCACTTTATAAATACAAATAAGTCGGGTACTCCTGCAGCTTATGCAAGATTAGGTAAGGACCTTGAAGAGTATAAGATTGAGATGAATGCCAACACAGAGAAGAAGAGTAATATCTTAGGTGAGACATCTGTAAATCTTACCACATACCAGCCTGAGGCATCTGTAGAGCCTTATTATGCTGAGGTAGGAGATCCGTTATTCACAAGGTTGCAGGCTATCATAGATGAGCGTCAAACACTTGACGACCTTACCACTGATGTTGTAGAGGTTCATCTTTGGGATGAGGATAGCGGAACACCGGGAACATATGTTGCATACAAGGAAGATGCAATTATTGAGATTTCAAGCTACGGCGGAGATACTACAGGCTATCAGATACCTTTTAACATTCATTACACAGGTAACAGGGTAAAGGGCAAGTTTGTATTAACATCAAAGACATTTACAGCTGATTAAGAACATAGATAGGAGTTACACGAATGAAGAATCTATCTTTTAATGACGGTAGGGAGAGCTTTACAGTCAATGATGATCCTGACAGAGTAATCAGGTTTAATCCTGCAGATCCTGAGATAATCAACCGAATATTGAAAATGCAAAAGGACTTTGAGAACTACAGTGTACCTGAGGATGTAGAACTCAATCCTGACGGAACAGCAAAGAGCGGATTAGAAAAAGATGGCGCATACATAGCAGACTTTACCTCTGCTATGCGTAAGGCCTTTAACGAGGTATTCAATGCTGATGTGTATGACACTATCTTTGACGGGCAGTCACCACTTTGTATCGTAGGGCAAAAATACTTGTTTGAAGGTGTATTTGACGGTCTTATAGATATTATGAAGCCTGCAATCGAAAAGTACGCAAAGAAGAATCAGGCAAGGTTAGACAAGTATATTGACGGATCAAAATGATAGGTTGCTTACCGACTACATTAACCGTTGAGGGAAAAGAGTATCAGATAAATACTGATTTTAGAAATATACTTGTATTTTTGGAAGCCTGTGAGGATCCTGAAATAAACGACAAAGAACGACTTTATATACTTCTGAAAAGGGTATACGGCACTAATTACGGAGAAGTATCAAGCTCTAACATAGAAGAGGCTTTAGAACAGGCAAAATGGTTCGTCGATTGCGGAAAGTCCGACAACGAAGTACAGCAAAGAAAGGTAATAGATTGGGTACAGGACGCAACTATTATCTTTCCGGCAGTAAACCGTGTTGCAAGTAAAGAGGTGAGAGCAGAAAAATATCTTCACTGGTGGACCTTTATGGGTTACTTTATGGAGATTGAAGGCGGAACATTTTCAACAGTCTTGGCCATAAGGCAAAAGAAAATGCGAGGAAAGAAACTTGAAAAATGGGAGCAGGATTTCTATTCTCACAATAAAAATATATGCGACATAAAGGCAAGATATACCGAGGAAGAACAGGCGGAAATAGATTACTTAAACAGTTTGTTGAATTAGGGCATTTCATAGAGCCCTTTTTTATTTTTAGAAAGGGGGTGTAACATTGGCAGGTGGTGGAAGTGATGGAAGTCTAAGATTCGATACTAGAGTTGATACCACAGGATTTGAGCAAGGTGTAAGTACACTCTCAAGCGCTGCTAGAACTCTCCAGGCAGATATGGAGAGAGCAGGGAGCACGATAGAAAGAAGCTTTGGCGGCAGTTCAAAGATAACTAATCTAAATAATCAGATAGAGCAAACCGAAGCTAAAATACAAAGACTTACGGCGGAGATGGCCGAAATTGGGCAATCTCAGATACCAACAGACGAATACAAGTGGTATCAAGAGCAAATAGATGCAACAAGTAGTAAGCTTGAAGCGCTCATGGCAAGACAGGAAAAAATGGATGCTATGGGGGTAAGTCATAATTCCAGTAGATGGAAAACCTTACAATATGACATAGAGCAGACCACAAGACAGCTTGAAGTATACAGAAACGAGATGGAAATACTGAAGGCTGATGGAGAAGCGTTTACATCCGGAGCGGATAGCGCTGCATATACAGACAGGGCAAATAGAGTTCAGCAACTCACAAGTCAGTTAGAAGTGTACAGGCAAAGACTTGCTGAAACCGAAGAAAGAGAAAGAACTGTCGGAACACCTCTCAAAAGTTTTGGAGCGACAGCACAAGCAGCATTTAATAGGGCAACAAGTGCAGCATTAAAATTTGCAAGGTCTATAGGCTCAAAGATGACTTCACAAATAAGAAGCTTTGTGGCTAACACTAAAAAGATTAATGGCGCATCAAACGGTGTGAGCAAAAGCATATTAAAGCTTTCAAATATGTTTAAAATGCTTTTACTTAGAATGGCCATGCGTGCAGTTATACAGGGAGTCAAAGAAGGATTTCAGAACCTTGTGCAGTATTCAAGCGAAGCAAACGCTACTCTTTCAGGGCTTATGTCTTCAATGGGGTATTTAAAGAACAGCTTTGCAGCTGCATTTGCTCCTATCTTAACCGCTGTGGCTCCTGCATTAAATGCCCTTATAAGTTTACTTGCAACAGCGTTAAGCTATATAAATCAGTTCTTTTCAGCATTAGGTGGTAAGACAACTTTTATAAGAGCCAAGAAAACCAATGAGGATTACGCAAAGAGTCTAAAAGGTACAGGTGGAGCTGCAAAGAAAGCAGGCCAAGAGGCTAAAAAAGCACTTGCACCTTTTGATGATCTTGTGCAAATACAGCTGAATGCCAACAAGGGTTCAGGAGGTGGCGGAGGAGGTGGCGGCGGTGCCGTATCTCCTGCAAATATGTTCGAAACAGCTGAGATAAATAAGGGTATAAGCGACTTTGCAAAGCAGTTAAAAGATTTATTCAACGCCGGGGATTTTGCAGGTATTGGAAAGCTTATAGGCGAAAAGATAAATGACGCTGTGGGAATGTTCACTAAATTTATCAGCTGGGATAACTTGGGCGGAAAAATAACGGAGTTTGTAACAGCATTTACAACTATGTTCAATTCACTCGTGGCAACAATAGACTGGAATGCTATAGGTGTCATGATTGGAACAGGTGTAAATACAATTCTGCATACACTCTATTTACTCTTGACTCAAATAGACTGGTATGCTCTCGGCAAGGCTTTGGGAGATGGCTTAAACGGCATGGTAAGTACTATAGACTGGGAATTGTTTGGTGCAACCTTAGGCGAGTACTTCAAGGCGAAGATAGAGGGTCTGAGAGGGTTTGTCGAAACGGTTGACTGGGATAGTATAGGTGAGGCAGTATCACAAAGCTTAAACAGCATGATGGAGCATATACCGTGGGAAAACTTAGGACTGTTGGTGGCTGAAAGCTTAAACGGGGTTTTTCAGGCATTCCATACGGCTGTGGAAAATTTTGAGTGGGCAACACTTGGAGAGAATATCGGCACAAGTCTGACTACAATATTCAACACATTTGATTTTGGAATGGTGGCCGAATCAATAGGTATGTTTGTGATAGGATTGCTTGATACTCTTATAAAGATTGTCCAAACAACCGACTGGAGCAAGCTCGCTGTGGGCATAGAACAGATGCTTACATCTATAGACTGGCTAGGTATAGCGAGCAGGCTTTACACGCTTTTCTATTCCGCAGTTGGTACGGTGTTCGGAATGCTTGCAAGAGTAGTTGCAGACTTGATAATAAAAGGATTTACAAAGGCTAGAGATTACTTCGGCAAAGAAATAGAAGATTGTGGGGGTAACGTTGTACAAGGCCTTTTAAACGGAGTTAAGAATGCTTTGATAGGCATAGCCGGATGGGTGTACAAAAACATGATAAAGCCGTTCATTGACGGAGTAAAGAATGGTTTTGGAATACACAGCCCTTCAAAAGTTATGGAGGAAATAGGAACTTACCTGTGGGAAGGATTTTGTAACGGAGTCAAGAATACCTTTTCAGCTCCTATAAATTTTATAAAGCAGAATATAACAGATCCGTTTGTAAATGGAGTGAAGGGGCTTTTGGGAATACATAGCCCTTCAACCATAATGCAGGAAGTCGGAGGGTTTACCGTAGAGGGATTCAATCAAGGAGTATCACAGAAGCAAGTAAGCACTCAGTCAATAATACAATCATGGGCGAGTGGAGTAAGTAGTTGGTTTGTTACAAAGCTTGGAATAAACAGTAATACTTCTTCTGAGGCTCAAAAATGGGCTTCAGGAACCATAACAGGCTTTAATACCGGAGTTACATCAAATTATAAAACTACTCAAAATGTTATAGAAGCGTGGAGTAAAGCGGTAAGAACGTGGTTTATAGGTGCAGGAAGCGACAAGGGCGTCAATAAAGAATCTTGGACTAAGTTCGCATTAGATATAATAACCGCTTTCAAAGATAAAATACTTGGGTCTAATACAGATACACAAAGCCCTGTAGAACTTTGGGCACAGAACATTAGAAAATGGTTTGTGGATGAGAGTGAGGCAAAAGGTATAAATGCTAAGTCATGGACTAAATTTGCACAAGACATAATCACTGCATTTAAAACAAAGATAGAGATTAGCCACACGGAAACAAAAACACCTATGCAGACATGGGGCAAAAATGTAACAGAGTGGTTCTGGGGAGATGGCAACACTTCCGGATCAGGAGGCTTGTATCAGTCTTTTTACAACATGGCTAAGCGTATAAATGAGGGATTCGCAAAAGGTATTAATGAATTTGGTCATATGGCCAAGTCTGCTGTAAGAAAGTGGGCAAGAGAAGCTGTGGAAGAAGCAGAAAAAGTATTTAAAATACATTCTCCTTCAAGAGAGTTCCGTTCCATAGCTGAATATGTGGTAAAGGGATTTAATGCCGGTATTGCAGATACAGCTAAGACATCCATAAGCGAGGCGCAGAAATGGCTGAGCGGAGTAATAGATGTATTTGACGGCATTGATATAGGCGTTCCTATAGGCTTAGATATTCCTAATGCGTCTTCGTATATACCGAATGTTGCTAAGGGTAAAATAACACCAACAGGAACAGGATATGTGGATACTCTAAAGGCAAGCTATGAGAATAAGGACGACGTTCTTGGTATGTTAGCAGATAAAATGCAAGCAAGCAATGGAAGTACAGAGCCTTCTCAGATTGTAATAAAGTTTGACAGCAGTCTTGGAGCTCTCGCAAGGCTTTTGAAGCCTGAGCTTGATAAAGAGGCAAAGAGAAAGGGAGTGAGCCTTGTTTTGGTAGGAGGTAATTAATGGCTAATATTTTTAGATTAGACGGCAGGGAGTACAATGTAAATGTACTTGAACTTAAAAGAAAGTTCGCTGTAACAGATACAGAAAACTCCGGTCGTACTACCGATTATGCTATGCATAGAGATATTATCGGTACATTTTACAACTATACAATGAAGGTTGCTCCTAAGGGTTTAGATATGGCATCATACAATCAATTTTATGACGCTATATCTAATCCGTCTTTTGCAAGCCATGATATAACGGTGCCTTACGGGAATGAAACTATGACTTTTAAAGCATATGTTACTCAAGGCGAAGATGATCTGATGGTAAGAAACGGTAAAAACTGCTGGGGCCTTACTGAAGGATTGTCAATAAACTTTATAGCTATGGAGCCACAGAGGAGAAGATAATGAGATGGGATATACAAACAGAAACAAACAATCAACAGGAATATTCCACTCTTGATACTTTATTTAGCACTGAGAATTCTATGCAGGGGTTTGCGTATTGCCTGCCTAGATATTCTAAATTGAACGGAGATTATATAAATGCTCCTGACAATATACCGCAAGGCTTAGGTGGGTACATTAGCAGTAGTCTATCGGATCGCAATTGCAATTTTGCTGATATACCCACAATCACAGTTAAATATGACAGGCTAAAGACAAGCAACGGTATACAGCTTAAATTTAATCTTTTATCGGGCGATTATGCAAAGAAGGTAAAAATAAGTTGGTTTAAGGACAGTACAATCGTAAAGACTGCTGAATACAGTCCAGTATCATTTGAATACTTTTGTGCTGCCAAAGTAAAGCTTTTTGATACTGTTAAAATTGAGTTTCTACAGACGAGCAAGCCATATAGATATATTTGGCTGTCAGCTATCCGAAATCAAAGGATGTCAAATGCCGGAGGATTAAAGATAGTCTATGATGATATAGCGTTAGGAGCTAAAGAGGACAGCTCTATAAGTTCATCAGATAAAAAGGATTTTGTAGTACTGGATAATCTTAAAGAGGTAGTTGAGTATCCTAATTATGCTATGTGTTTGCCAAGATACTCTAAGCTTGATGGATACTATGTAAATACTCCTAATCCTGATACGTTTGAGCATATGGGGTATGTAAGCAGAAGCGTGTCTGACAGTTCAGGAAGATTTGCAAATCCCCCCACTTTAGATTTTAGATTTACAAAGAGTTTTTCAAGTGTAGGTATAAGCCTTGAGTTCAATAATTATAGTGAAGACTATTGTAGTAAGGTAAATATAAAATGGTATTCAGATAATACTTTGCTAAAGGAACAGGAATATAATCCGGATAGCTATAAATACTTTTGCTATGGCGTTGTAGATTTCTATAACAGGGTTGTCATAACATTCCTTGAAACGGATAAGCCTTTTAGAAATGCTTTTCTTACAGAGATTACTTGGGGACTTATAAGGATTTTCAAGGATGATGAGATTGAAAGTATAGATTGCTTAGTAGAAATTGACGGAACATCAAAAGAAATATCTGTAAACACTATGGAATATTCTGTAAGGGATAAGATGGGGTATGATTTTGAGTTTCAAAAGAAACAAAAGCAGACTTTATATTTTGATGAGGCTATTCTTGGAATATTCTATTTGAAGGACGGAAAGCAACTAAGCAATACAGTCTACTCAATGGAAACGCATGACGCTATAGGCGTACTTGACGGTACTGAATTTATGGGCGGAGTGTACAATCAAATAAAGGCAAAAGAGCTTTTGAGATTAATAATGCAAGGTGAAGATATACCGTACTTCATAGATACCGCACTTGAAAACAAACCTATAAGCGGATACTTACCAATTTGCTCAAAAAGAGCAGCATTGCAGCAGTTGGCCTTTGCGATAGGTGCGGTAGTGGATACAAGCTATGACAGGAATTTATACGTGTATCCTATGCGAACTACTGACATAACTCAGATAAAGCAAGAAGAGCTATTTACTAAGTTGTCGTTCTCTCACAGTGACGTAATCACTGGGGTAAAGCTTACTGTACATGAGTATATAAAAAGCAATGAGGCTATGGAACTTTTCAAAGGTTACTTAGTAGGCAGTACAAAGATAGAGTTTAGCGAACCTATGCACTCTTTGGTTATACAGGGTGGAAGTATCGTAGAACAAAGCGATAATTACGCGCGTATAAGCGGAACAGGTGCTCAAGTAGTGTTATCCGGTAAGAAGTATGTACATAACACATTCAGTATAAGTAAGGATAATGAGAGGGTAACTCACAATAAAAATGTTGCTGAGATTAAAGAGGCTACACTTGTGACTAAGGAAAATATGCAAGAAGTTCTTAACAGGTGCTATGACGATTGTATGAAGAATGAAAGCATATCATGTAGGCTTGTAGTTGATAATCATGAGCTTGGGGATCTGGTCGAACTTGACACCTTTAAGGGTAAGAGACAAGGAATAATTACTAAACTTGATTTTAAATTCAGCAGAAACGAGATTACAGCAGAGGCGGTGATAGAATGAGTAATATACTGAACACTTTAATTTTTGACAGAACAGTAGACGACTTGATAAACGATACTGATAAAGCCTATATAGCTTATACAGACTTGAATAGAGTTGAAGAGGCGTGTAAGCATTTAGCAAATCTGTTTGGTGTAAGTATCAATACAAAGGTGTGGAATATTGAAGATTTCAGAACTGAGTCAGAGATGAATAGGCTACTGGAAAATATCAAGAGGGTAAGAGAAGCCTATTATACTAAAATATCAACACCTCAAACACCGGTAAGAATTACTTATGATAGTATTTATCAAGCCAACGATATAGAGAGAATACTCAAGGACTTAGGGGATATGTACGAGAGTGCTTTAAGTGGACAGCAAAGGCTGTCTTTTTCTTTGGGTAGAAAGAGTATGGGAAACAGGAGGTAAGATGGCACTAAGAACGAATTATAAAAATGATGTTTTTGAGGGCAACAGGAAATATACACTGACTCAAGGCGGAGACGGTAAGTATGAAATCATAGACAGTACGAATTACACTGTACAGGGTGATGCGTTTGGAGCAAACGACATCAACACAACAAACTCTGCAGTAAACGCTCTGCAGGTGCTAAGGCAGGTGCTTGTAGATGTAAGTAAGTGGAGCAACACAGCACCTTATACACAAGAAATAAGTGTACCAGGTATAACGTCTGCGGACTCGCCTGGTGTAGGGCTTTACCTGTCTGGACAAGAATCAGCGGACGCTGTAAAGGCGATGAACAAAGCTTTTGCTATGGTAGATTTTGTAGAAACTCTAAACGGCAAAATAAGGGTTAAGTGTTTCAACAAAAAGCCTGCTGTAAGTTTTTGGATAGGTCTTAAGGGGGTGTAATTGTGGCGGTATGCTTAATAAATAAGTCAGGTGGTGGAGTATCTTCGGATGACGTTACTGCGAAAAGAGAGCATGTCCTGCAGGGATATACTGCACTTACAAGTGACAGCAATGATGAGCCGGTGCAAGGTACGATACCGAACAGGGGTAATGGTACGAATGTCTTAGAACTTATAAACTCTGCAGGAGAGTCAAAGCTTTACGCTCGAATGGACGAAGGATTCTACAGTAAAAACGGTCAGTACAAACCTGCTGTAGCCATACCGTATGCAGTATTGGCACAGTCAATCGGAATAAACGCAAGTAAGATACTTGATGATTACACAGTAGCAGGAACTAGAGGTGCAATCCCTAGGTGGATAGCCACTCACGGTGATGTAATCATTGCAAATCAAAGCCACTCAGGTCAGGGATTTGCTTATGATTTGCCTAACGTGGGCAGATGCATAGTAACTGGAATCAAAAATGGAGCGTGCATACAAGGCGCAAATTATGTTGCCTTGCCTAGCCCTAACTTTTTGCCACATAACATTCGTAAGGGCGTAAATATAAATGGAATTGTTGGAACTATGCCCGACTATTCAACGGGCCGAGTGGTTTTTAACGGAGCCACTTTCGATAATGAACTTGTGTCGGGAGTGGCTGACAAACCATTTTTTATAGTAAATGATTACTACGCAAATTATATTTCGAACGAATATAGATACTCAGGAATATGGGGAGGAGGAATGAATTTTTCTCTGACAACATTTTCTTCTGCACTATTAGGCAGAAAGATAGGGTGCGTGTTATCACAGTCTGTAGACCTATCACCGTTTAGCAGGATAGCTATTAATTATAATTTATCTGGTACAGTAAAGAATAATCCGAACGTAAACTTAGAGTGTTTTGTATCACCGCTACGGTCGTTAAAAAGAGCTGGTAAAATGGTGCAAGGAGTCGGGAACATAGATGGATTTTCTGAAGCTAAAGCGGTGGTGAGAGCTGGAAGCGTAACTATAAATAGACAAGGCCAATTGACTCTAGATGTTAGTAACATAAATGAACAGGCTTTTTTGATTCTTACCGCAAGCATTACCGTTGCTAATTCTAGTGAAAGCTTTTCCGGGGCGTTACAAATAACTAAAATAGAATTTTTTAATTAGGAGGTAGTCCAGTATGAAATATACAGTCATATACAGAGATAACGGAGACGTGCTGGCGGTGATACCTGAGCAGTCGGATATCAAAAATATAAAGATTGATACTTTCGAAATATCCGACAATCATATCATAGACAACATAGACACGAGCAAGACAGAGCATACTGCTGTCACCCATGCAACAGGCATGGTAAGCGCAGAAGAGTTGGAGAAGCAGGCAAAGGCTATTGACATGCTTGAGAAAACCGTTATGGAGCTTACAAGCCTTGTGATGAGTGACGAAGCTGCGAAAGATGATGGTGAACAATAATGCGATGGCTATATGTAAAGCTATACATTTTGTTAGGATATTTAATTTGTTTTGTTTTTGATGAAAGGAGACCAAAAACTATGAAGTTCAAAAATTTAGCACTGTTTTATGTAAATCTTATACTTGAAGGTAAGTGTACTTATGCTGAGGTACCACGAAAGCTAAAGCCTTATGTAAAGCAGGTGGCCATTGATTTAGGCGTATGGGAGATAGTAGAGGGTGGAACAGAGGAAACTCCAGCTACTCCGTCAAATGCCACACACGAGGAGTAAGCAAAGTGTTTTTACAGGATTTATCAGATGTTAGCAGGGTGATACATACTATCACCCCTTTTTTGACCATATTAAGCGTAGTGGTGGAAATCGCTCCTATAAAAATCAATCCTTGGACCACTGTATTCAAGTATGTGGGCAGTATTGTAAATAGGGGAGTGTATAAAAAGCTTGATAGTATAGAGTCAGCCACTCAAAGAAATGCGCAGTCTATAGAGGATATCAGAAGTGACATGGAAACAAGATTTGATGCCTATGACAAGCAAGATAAAGAGTATCAGGCTGTAGGTATGCGAAATGAGATTATAAACTTCGCTGAAAATCTCAAGCTTGGCAGGGTTTATTCAGAAAAGCAATTTGAATACATACTTGACGTGGTATCAAAATATAACATGCATTGTGAAAAATACAAAATTAAAAACCATTATATTGATGATGCACACGATATTATCAAATCTGAAATGAAAGAAAGATTTGAAGAGATTAAGAAAGGACATAGATAAAATGAATAGTTATTTTGGAAGATGGGCAAAAGCAGCAGGAGTAAGAGCATTAAAGACAGTAGCACAGACAGCAGTAGCAACGATAGGTACAGGATCGATTATAAGCACAGTAGATTGGAAGCTTGTAGTTAGTGCTTCCGTAGTAGCAGGCGCACTATCTATACTCACCAGTATAGCCGGGCTTCCTGAGGTAGAGTAATGTAGTGAGGGCTTAGGCCCTCTTTTTTAGTTGTGTTGAGAAAGGAAGAAAAAAATGGACAATGCGTATAATTCCGGTAAGAAGCTTCTTTGTGGAAGCTATACGGAGTACACTCCTTCAGGAAAAGGAAACTTTGTAAAAATGGGCCGTTGGGGGAAAGTACCACAACGAGGTGCTATAGTGTACTTTTACAGCCCTAATATGGGACGTGTATCGCATGTTGGAGCTGTAATAGAAGTAAATAAAAAAGGCGATCTATATAAGATAAAGACGATAGAGGGCAACACATCTGCAGGATTTTTCAATCGTGACGGTGGTTGTGTGGCCATAAAGACATACGAATTTACACTTAATCAGGTCGGAGGAAATAATCGCATAAATGGATTTGGCTATCCTTTTTTTGATGACGACACTTGTACAGTAGAAGATTTTATAGATACGCTAAAGGGTGAAGTAGGGTATGTAGAAAAAGCGAGCAATAAGGATTTAGAGG